TGTCTTATTGAAGTAAATATGAAAGGGGAAATGTGTTTGAATCACAAACAACCACGATGCACTGAAGATGGCTGTAAGACAATGGTTTGGAATAATAGTAGTAAGTGTAGAGAACATCATGAATTGCGATGTGTTGAATCTGGTTGTAAGCAAATAGCAAATAAGATTGGTAATAAATGTAGAGAACACGGAGGTGGAAGATGTGAAGAAGCTGATTGTAAGAATTGGGCTGTTAGTCGCACAGCTAAACCGGTCAGAAGTGCTGACGGGAACCTGAATTTCGTGTATGACGAGGAGCCAAATAACAAGTGTAGACGACATGGTGGTGGAGACAGATGCGTTGAACCTGGTTGTAAGAAGGGTGCTGTCATAAGAAATGGTGCTCTTATTGGTGAGCCCAGAAGATGTATAGCACATGGTGGTGGAAACCGATGTCCTAACTGTATTACTTGGCCGGATTCTAGGGGCGGTTCAGATAAATATGATGGATACTGTGCGACTTGTTTCAAGCATCTCTTTCCAAATGATGAACGAAGTAAAGTGGTTTATCTACATACCAAAGAAATCCGTGTTCGTAATAAAATTAATGAAGTGTTTGAAGGGTTCATTCACGATAAACCCCTTTACACAGGTGAGTGCGATTGCACAATGAGACGACGAATTGACCATAGAAAACTAATTGCTGCTACGCTTCTATGCGTTGAGACAGATGAATTTGCACATAGAGCGTATGATGCAAAAGATGAAGAAATTAGGTATGATGATTTGTTTATGGTTCACAGTGGGAAATGGGTATTTATACGATTTAATCCAGATGGAAAAGGAGTTGATATGGATGATAAACTAAACCGTTTAGTTGAAGAAATACATATTCAAATCAAACGCATTGAAAATGAAGAGAATACCGAATTACTTGAAGTAGTTAAGTTATTCTACTAATGCAACATTGAAATGCCCCTCGTTCTAAAGGTCTAAGGATATTTTGCAATAAACTGATAGAATGCCTAACAAAAATACATCTATGGCATCATGGCTTTCAAAGCTCAGAGATTTAGAAAGTGATTCAGAGGAGGAACCAATTCTTATCCCAAGCCAAGCGGGGCCTGCCCTTATGCCAAAGTATGGAGATACTGTGCCTCAGATCTTGGAAGGACAAGAGCAAGGGCAGGAGCAATGCCAAGAGCCAGCTCTTCGTGAATGGAATCAAACCGGAATTCCTAAGACGCTTCCATATCATAAGAATTCACCTATGCAAGCTCAGGCGCCTCGATGGAACCCCAGAAAGGATGAATGGACAAGTATTACAAAGCCCACTATTACACCCCCTCATGAACTTGCCACTGAAACAAATGAAATCACATATACAAATACAATTGACCACGCAAGTATGTGGTCAGATCGTGTAGTTTCTGCATTTGAAAAAGCATCTTTGCCTAAATCAGAACTTTCAGAGGATTTCAAAGAAAACCTCGGAAAACTTTCTTTCTTTCGTCGTCCCTTAATACCCAAACAATAAGCCTGCACGACCACCATACACTCGTAATATCCCATATGTTTCTGCCCAGATATATATGGTATAAGAAGGTATCGTTGTAATACTTTGTGTTCCTGTCAATGGTTTAAATTCAAGAACTAATTCCACCTTTTGAAGTTTATCCATATTTGCATGTCCTACATCCTGAAAGCCAAATGGTAGCTTATAATAATATTTATTATGCCAAGGTGTCTTTTTATTCGGAGCTACACGAAAGACGACCGGGGCATCAGACCCATATCGTAATAGTTTTCCTTCATAGAGTAATGCTAATGATCGAATAGGTTCTGATTCTAAACCAGAATAAGCAGGAATCAATTTTGTAAATGCCAGTGTACCCAATCCACTTGCATCAGGCCACCAAATATCAGTTCCCTTCATAAGGTCACGTGCTGCGTGAAAAGGTGCATTATACGTATCGGCGTCTGTTCGGTGTGCTATAAAATACAAGTCCTTTACAAGATTAGGAACACGAATTGGAATACGAGCCATTGATCCATTTGTTTGATAAGGCTGTATAGCATAATGCTGGGGAATTCGATATGTTAAATCTCCTAAGCGAATACGATTTGCTTCTGGTTTATCCAAATATACATACTCTAAGAGTATGTATGCCGATTGTATATCAAGTGCAGGAGGCATAGATTCACGTAGGAATGTACCTATAAGTGTCTTAAAGGTAGCTGATTCGATTGGGACTGGAGTTTGGGAGGGTATAGGGGGGCCTACTGCTTGATTCTGATATGTCACATAGAGAGATGGAAGCGCATTATATGTAATTGATATCTGTACATCATCAAGTCCCATTGCATCAATTGGCAGAGCCATTTCACGATCCCTTGTAAACCAAAAAGGAAGTGGTGTGATAACTTTCTGATTTGGTTTCGTATACCCATTTGTTTGATATGAAAAACCATTATCAACCCGGCCTAACATCCGATTGACAGTTGTAACCTTTTCAAGAGGTGTGTTATATTCATCCATGACTTCCATCAATCTCCCATCCAATGTATCAATAGGCGATGCAGCGACTGTAACTTGGGCTTGATTAATCAAGGCATGTCCAATTGAATTTGTCCAACCAAATAAGGGTCCTGCAATACGAGTACCTGCAGCGATAGCATCTGCGGCAGCTGCTCTTTGTGGTGTACTTATATCTGGCATGACTGTTACCAAAAATGCCCTTGTAATTAAATGACCTCGTCTTGGTAAGGTGGCTTTGACTGTCCTTCCAAATGCAGGAGATCCGTCAAATTGAACAGCATACCATTCGGTTGTGAATCGCCCTGTTCGAAAGGTCTTAAAAGAATCTATGGGCTGACCCTTTATTAATCTATCCTCTTGAAAGCCAGAATATAATAACTTTAATAGGCCAGCTGCCGCCATCTGTGTTCATTGTGTGAAAAACTCTAAGCCCTGTTGGGTGGGGCTTGGGTTAGCAGTGGGCAACCATTAATCCATATAGATGCGATTTGCGATTCCATTTTGAAAGCGAAGCCACTCAATCCTCATAACATATACAACTACCTCCCAATCTTGCATATCTGTCCCACCCGGAGGCTGGACGGTTAAATTCAAACGAATCGATTGAAGACGAGATGCATTTGCTGTCCCTGAAGGCTGATGTTTCCCTGGATTCTCTGAAAAAGAATAACCATAAATATATTCATTAAATGCTGAAATACCACCCAGGTGGGAGAGTGATATATGTTTACGATACCATTGCTCTTCTGCTGTAATCAACTCTGTAGAGTTAATGTAAATAGTTGCACTGACTAACATAGGACGACGGGGATTGTAAACAGCGTTATATTCAAGATCGGTGACGGCTGAATAATTTGTCCTATCATTCTGCTGGGTGGATGCTTTTCTGCGCAGAAACCATATAATCTCCTCCATAGGATGATTCACCTCCAAGGGAAGCTGAACATCAATCATATCATTTGTTGTTTTATTTACAGTGTACTTTAAAGGTTCATTAAAGGGAAAGGTTTGCACTGTTCGTATCATTGTTTCAAATGGGGTTTGAAGCATTGCTTGACGTATAGAACCATCCGTATGCGCAGAGTATGTAATAAGCTGAATACTCTTAAATTCGGGTGGATTCGCAGTTGCTTTTACGTTAACAGTTGTTGGTGGAGTTGTTGATGTAAACGTAAATGTCTGACCAAGGGGCGACCCACCCGCCCCACCAGGCACGAGGGGAGTCCCTACACGACGAATGCATTCTTCAAAGGGACGCAGGGTGATATGAATACGAATACTACCATTCTTTATAGCCACTAAAGGAAATGCTGATTCTGCCAGCCTTGCAAAAAAGAAGGGAAGAGGAATACATAAGAGGCCAGATTGGGTTGGGAAAGGATTCGTTGATACATCCTGTGCATAAGCACCAAGTCCATCTGTTAAAATCCCATACTGCTCATTCAATTCCTTAAAAAGGTGTGTATAGACATGAATAAAGTCACCATCAATTGTCTCCACTGTTTGTTCATTCACTTCAATCTCTGCTCTTTCTATTATGACACTTCCCAATTCTTTCGCATATGTCCATGTTGGACTTGTATTTGTGGTTTGATATATATACTTGCCACTCTGAAGACGAAGAAGAGTCGTATCATCAAGCCAATGACCAAGTTCAATTTGTACAATCGTATTTAAGAGTATATCACCACTCCCATTCGATTTCACATCAAATGTGAATCTTTGTCCAAAGGATGTAGGTCCTCGAAAGGGTGTTTGTTGCATACATGTGGCAAACGGATGGGTTCGTACATCAGACTTTTGTAACCA